ATCCAGCCCTAGCTATACCTTGATTTATGAGTCCTGTAGTTCCTAATCCTCCATAATAATTTGTGTATTGAGTAAGCGATGGATTTGTTCTTAAGTTAACTACCCATCTGTCACCTATGGTTAATGTAGATGATATGTCAAATTGAATAAAGAATATCGCATCCAAAAATTGAATAGTTATAGGCCCAGCTACTATAGCATTACCCTCTACCCATGATCCAGATAAAGTTCTGTCAAGTGTATATCTGAATGTAGATTGTGATTGTATTTCTATATAAACTCTATAATCATTGTTTCCGTAGTATATATTACTGAATAATGTCATGGCATTAGGATCTCCAGTGCCGTAGTGTATGGGTTGCTCGGCTAATTTTGTTCCATCAGTTATCAATTGAATTCCTACAGATGGATCCATATTGGCTTCGTTATGCTGGTATACAGCTTGCGCTCCAGCTGGAAATTCAGTCTGACTATTTACTTTTATCTTAATGTAAAATCCTGAAATCTCTGTAATGCCATTACCTCCGATAAAATCAGATACTCTATTTTCAGCTGCTAATATCTTGTACTTCTTAAATGTAGTTGCTGGGCCTGATCCATCATTCTTAAATGTGATATAGTCTCCTGTTTTGAATTTATCTACATCTGATTGATTTATCAAGAAATATCTATATGTTCCGTATGCGTAGTACAGAACTGGAAATACGTTATAATATCCTCTTTTTGACTGCTTTATGAATATTCTGTAGTGTGTTGCCCAGCTTGGAGGTGCACTATTTATTTTTAATTTTATAGTGTTGGCAGAATTCGTATTTGAAAGTGGAATTGATAGTGTATTATTTATCGATGTAAGAACGGTTGTCATTCTGCCTTTCTCATCAAGATACACCAATCCAGCCTCATAGTCTCTACCAGATTTCCAAGTTTGTTTCGGTTCACTTACAGTTACTGATTCACTTACTAGGTTTAAAGTAAAGTCAATCTTTATTTCATCTCCGTTGGAGTTTGTTATGTTTCTGAACTGCGTATAGTTTCCATAAGTAAGTCTATTCCCTACTATGTCCTGAGCTTTTGCTAGCAATGGTACATTGTCAAACAATCTAGTTACTTGATCTGTAGGAAGTGATGCGTAGATTTTGTTGTTATTAAAAACAACCTTGTATGATGTATTGTCAGAAATGCCGATAGAATCTTTGGAGTATGTTTCAATTATACCTACATTGATACCAGACGAGTCTCTAACTATTAGCTGAATTTCCTTTACAAGTTGATTCCCAGTTTCGAATTCGATCTCAACTGAATTGTATTTATTAAGCATCGACTTGTTATTTCCAACTCCATAGTCGAAAAAATAATTGCTTGGATCAAATGCTACTGCAGAAAATGGCGCTATTGAACTATACTGATTATCTTCATACTTCCATCTGTATGAGAAGTATAAAAACTTTCTCTCCATTGAATCAGACTCAGTGGTTGGGTCTGATACTAACTTTATGTAAGGTGCATATAAAGGCGGGTTTAATGCCACGTCAATATCGATGTCGATCATGTCGTCATCTATATTATAGCTCTTTGCACGCTTGATATTTATTCTTCTAGGAGGATTATAGTCATCCGTTATGTAAAGGAATGAATTATTGTCTGGCCCTAGCACGAAATTTATACCCGTTATTGGGTAGTTTTTGTTGAAGTTTAGTTTGCTTGGAGTATTTGCATTAGCTTTGTTTGACTGAAGAACTCTGACTGATGTTTGAGTTTCTTCATTGTATTCATATATTCCGTCAAAAAAGTCTCCAGCTACGCACCAATAAATAAGCCCTCCAGCTTCATAAGTAACCGATCCAATTGTTCTGGCTCCAGTCGCTGATCTTCCTGATATTGTAGCTATGTCTGTAGTGATAGTATTTCCTAAAGAATTTTGAGCAGCACCAATACTACCTCCTTCCGAAGTATCAACGTTTATATTTTGAGCATCGCGATAATAACCCTGAGGGACCAATCGGTCATCAAGATCTTTATTCATTGCTCCAGCTACGAATGTATTTTTAACTTCTGACATATATTACTTCAATTGTTGGTCCTTACCTCTCATAGCCATAAGAAGTCTTGATGGATGCATATTGCTGAGTGCTAGTTTAGCATTTCTTTTTAACCTCGCTTTTTCATCAGAACATCTTTTAACAACATACTCTTGAATACCGTGTTTATTGCTAAGTAGTGCCCATTTCAAGTAAGCATACATATATTCTTCAAAAAGCTTATTCACATTTATCTCTGACTCAATTCCGTTTTTCATTCCATCAGAAATGTATTCAAGAACGACTACTTGATCGGAAATATTAGATGCGAAATCAATTACTCCAGACGCTCTGTTTATTCTGAATGTTGGATTTGAATTGGCCTTCGATGTATCAAGTCCATATCTACCTCCAAATGTGTGGGGGAAATACCAGTTTCCATCGCAATTCCATCCAAGACTCCCGCTATAAATTCCTGCTCCAGTATACACTTCTTGAGCTAATCTGTGTATATCAAGTTTCGATTGACCAGTAACTACGTTTCCGTTAATATCGAATGTAAGATCTAAATTGTTATCCTGAGTATATGCGGTAGCGGAAATAGCTTGCTGGTTTTCTGACATCACATAAAGCACTCCATTAGTTTCTAATGAAAGTCTTACGTAGTTCACATAATCGTGAGGAAGTATCATTTTAAGGTCACTACCGACGATAAACTCTATCGCCTTAACTTCCTTTAGTGCGTTGTAATTTAAGTCCTGTATCGCGTGTTTTGCATGAAATACAACTTCATATCGTTTTACGTTATGAATAAGCTTGTCTTCGCCTACGTTTACGAGCATGAAATTATTTACAATATCATCTAGTGATACATACTGATATGATCCCCAATTAGCACTAGCTGGCGAGGCTCCTGAGTTGTCGTAATACGCGTAATCTGATATGAATGCCATCTATTAAGCTTTTTGTTGTTTAATCATTGCGTCATCATTTGCCATTGCAGTAACTACATCCCCTTCTCTTATTGATACTCCAGCATATTTACATATGAGTATTATAAGTCTTACAGAGTCAGATATTGGAATTTCAAAATCTTGAAAGTCAGATGCGGATTGATTAAATAATGCCTCCCCTCCAGTCAGTGATGTGTATGTCCATTTTGGATCTCTTGGGTATCTTAAGTATGAAATAGTTACATCTCCAGCTACAATTGATGTGGGGTATATTTGAATACTTGCTTGTCCTGATATACCATTTTCGTTTAGTGTATATACTGGAAATAGCAATGTTGGAGCTGTAAGATTGGAAGAAACTAGATTCAATGCCTTTGTATGAGAAACTTTTTCAATCTCTCTTGATCCATTGTACGTCAACCTTTCAAGCTTATATGCTGCTGGCTCATCTGGTTGAGCAGGATTATCTGATGGCATGTAGAACTTCAATGTTGTAGCATCATATTCTAAAACATCTTCAACTAAAAATTTATCTAAAACTTCAGTTAGTTGTGCTGGGACATTTGAGTACCCGCTTCCACCATTTAATCTTGCGTTTTGCTTTATAATTGCATTATTCAGATCGTACATGTACTGAGTGAATATCTCCAGTTGAGCTTGACGCGACAACAGATTGAACTCTTCTGGAGTTAAGTATCCGTTGTTGTCTTTACTGATTATAGATAGGACTGTATTTCTTATAATATTAATCATAATGCAAAGATAATAAAAAAGGGGGTACAATGTGTACCCCCGATTAAATGACTGTGAAACTAGATTATGCTACTGCGATTCCAGTTACAACAACTCCAGTTGGGATAGAAACAACCTTGAATGCTTCTGGCTTAGTTTTTCCAGAGTGTAAATCAAGGATTGCATTTTGGATTGCTGCACGCATATCATTGCTAGTAGCAGATGACAATTTACCGTGAGTTACAGTAATGATGTCAGTTCCAGTTCCTCCTGCGGTGTATGCAATTGTAGCTGTTGACTGAGTTGCTTGCTCTACGATAACAACATTTTCAGCTGATACCAATTGATCTTCATATAATGCTGTGTTTCCAGAATAGATAACGTAAGCTTTAGCAGTAGCTACTGTTCCAGTTACTAACGTTAAGTTGTCGTTATCAACAACCGCTGCAACTACGTCCCATGCATCGTCAGTTGTATTGTGAACCAAGTCGCCTGCCTTTACTGTAGTTAAGAAGTTCTGACCAGAATCAATCAAGTCATTTGCTCCTGACGGAGAGCCGTCTGTTGTGCCACTATCTACGCTTGGCGCGATAGCGAATTTAAGAAATTTTGCCATAGTTAAACCTTTTATGTTTTTGAAATACAAAGGTAATAAAAAAACCCATGCTTTATAATTGCATGGGCTTCTGTTGTTTACTCTTCGTAGTGCTTAGTTAAGTATTGATATAATTCGAGTCCATCATCTGTTTTAAACCAGAGTGATAGCGCTCCTTCAGCTGTTTCGTTTAATGGGATAGTCATGAGCTTACTCTTCTTATCTTTCAAGTTGTAGAAGATATCTCTGTTATTGTTTCTGATACCAACAAAACCATCTTTGATTGCTCGGACTGCTAAATCTTCCACATTCAAGTCTGGATCATCTAATGCATCCAAGAATTCCCGAGGAATGTCTTTGGCTAAGTTGTTTACATGCCAGTTGATAGTTTTTGGATCCATCTTATCTGGGTTGTGATCTGTAAAGATTCGAAGCATTGCTGCCTTGCGATCAATAGATAATTCTCGTGCTGCTAATTGAGCATCAAGAATCAAATTCTCAAGGTTCATCTTCTCTTCAGCGTCAGCTTCTGGGTCCCATTTGTAAAACAACACTTTATTGTCTGGGTGTTTTTCCAAAAACTCAATAAGTGCGTGATTAGTTGATGGAACGCGTAATTCACCATCTTCCATGATGATTGGTTCCAATACTACATTGTCATCCTGAGCATCTACAAAAATAGATGATTGATTTGATGAATATCTTAAGCTTCGGTTTTTTTGTTTTTTCTCATCATACCAGAGTAATCTTCGTGATGGAACGTCTTTCGATTGAATAATCGTGGATGCTGGAGTCTTTCCAGATACCAATAGGTAAATGTTTTCTGTTTTCATTGTTATTTGATTAAAATTAAAATAATAAAAAGAGAGGGATATTGCTACCCCTCTCTAGTCATGCTTATTTGAATAAGAAGAAGTTATTAGCTCCTAAAGAAACTAAACATCTCTCAGACAAGAATTGTACTTGCATTGCATCCAAGTCGCTGTTGCTTGCGCCACCAGCAGATCCTGTAATCCATGTTTTGTACTTTCTTGATTCAGTCTCAGACTGACGGTAACGAACGTGTAAGAACGGACGTGCAGCACGTTGTCCTAATACTTGATCGTATACGTTCATTGTTCCAGCTGGAACCATTACTCCATGAACTGCTCCACCAACGATACCACCTCGACGAGTTGCATCATTTAAGTATTTCCAGTCAGTCTTATAGAAATCATAAGATCCTCGACGGAATCCTGTGAATCCTAAGTTAAGAGCCATGTCTTTGTCATTGTCGAACAATCCGTAAGACGTACCACCAGCGCCATAAGCGTTTTGAGCAGCTAACATGTCATCGATATTCAAAGAGAATGTACGATCTAAGAACAATGTGTTTTCTTGGATAGATCCTTGCTTGTCAAGACGAGTAAGAATTGTATCGAAATCAGCCAATGTTGATGGAACCCCACCAGACCAAGTGTTACCACGGTCTTCGATTGAATCGAATAAACCTTGAGTACCTTTAAATCCAGCAGCTAACGCTCCAGATCCAGTAGCAGCCTCTGTACCTTCAATCATACCTGTTTCCAAGTAGTCATCGAAACGCATACGAGTTTCTGACTTAGACTTCAAGTACCACAAGTAAGACATGCCTTCGTCTGTTTCAACTTCAACCCAAGAAATTTGAGCCATGTCTGAAGCAGCGATTTCATACTTGTCTTTCATGATAACTGGAGATACCTCGAAGATATCAACTTCAGCCTCTAAAGACCCGTCCATACCATTTGTACCTTTCTTGAACTCAGAACCGTAAACGAATGCAGTTACCGTAGCTCCTAAAGCAAACGCTTGACCAGCAGCCTCATAGAAAGCAACTGTAAATGTAAGTCCAGATACAGCTGTGATAATAGCCTTATTTGCTACAGTAGCAGAAGACAAGAATACAGTTTGACCTACGCGGAAGTTACATGCAGTGATTCCAGCATCAGCAACAGTAAATACAGCAGTATCAGAATTGATAGCAGCAGCAGATGTAACTGAAGTGTATTTTGTATGTAAACGACCTTCTTCTGTCCATTTGATCAAATCAGATGTAGAAGGGATTTCAGCAGACATTTGACGTAAGAAAGACGGAATAGAGCGATCTCCATAACGTGCAAATTCTTGCTCGTAAGTGTCTGGTAAGTATTGACTTAAAAAGTCAAAATTTGTCAAGTAGTTGCTTTGCAATACTGACTTTGTTGAACTTGGAGTCAAATTGAATGACCCACCGATTGTACCTGCCATTTTTGTTTAGGTGTTTGGTTATTATTGCTTTTTACTTTTTATCTTGTATGAAGCCTCGTTACCTGCATCTACTGATCTGACAGTTATTCCATCTTTTCGAACTCCTTCTGGTTGAGATTTAACTCCTCCCATGTCGATGTTCTTGGAATCTTTTGAGATGTCTGCTACTCCAGCGGCTTTGCCTTGGTTATAAGCAAACTCAAAAAACTTGTCAATGTCAGCAGCTGCTGCTAATGTTTTGTGATACTTCTCAGCGTCTTTGATTAAGCCATTTTCATCCACGAATTGATTTAAGAAATTCTCAACGTTGGACTGTTTTTCTCTTAATGTCTTACCATCTGCTGGTTTAAACGTAACTTTTTCTTCGCCTAATGTAAAATTGAAACCTTCAAAATTATCAGACAATACTTCGTTCGTTTTTTCAGCAAAATAAGTAGAACGCTTTTGAACGTCACTAGCACTTGCTTGGCTCGATTCTTTATACTTCTTATAAGCCTCGTAGCTTTCTTTGTCTTCCTTAGAAACAAAATCCCCATTTGACACAAGTGGAGCTTTATACTGTTCCTTTAGAGACTCAAAATGCTTTGTTGCTTTATTAAGCTCTTGTTTTAATTCGAGTTGTTTTTCGATTACTTCGTCCTCATCATCGATTTCCTCATCATAATTGAATTTCTTCATTTTGAATTCAATTTCTTTGTCAGATAAGGTTGGGTCTGATTCCTTATAAAAGTCTCTGATTAATTTCTTTGGGTCAACTGTTGTGAAGTCGCGTTGTAACTTTTGGTAGTCATCCCATCCGCGTCCTGTTTCATCCTTGTATTTCAAGAATGCTGCCACGTCCTCTGGCACTTCTACCTTTGGTTGATTCAACAGTTCATTAAATTCATCAAGAGATTTAACTTCTCTATTTGTTTTTGTTTTAATAAAAGAAAGAACTTCATCTTCAGTTAATTCTGCCTTAGTCACAACTGGGTCGATCACTGGATCTGCAACTGTTACTACTGGTGGAATGTCTGCTTTAATTTCGTCTTCGTGCTTTTGGACCAATTCTTTCTCTACTTCTACAGCAGATCTAGACTCTCCATCAGTCACTTTTACTCCTTTGATTTCCATTTATATTTGATTTAAATTGTTACAAATTTAACAAAAAGTTTAATACGAGTGTTTTTTGTTAAAATTACTTAGGTCCAAATGCTGAGAAGTCGAATGCATCAAAATTGTCATTTGTGCTTTCAAAGCTCTTTGCTGGAAGATTGTTTTGTCTCTGTTCAATTAAATCAGACTGACGTGTAGCTTCTAAGTCCACTCGCTTATCCTTTCTATCTTCCTTCTCTTTTTCCTTTTTGTTTATGCCTTCAACCTCTAATCCTTTCAGTTGCATATTATAATCGAACTCTTCCTTCATTAATTGACGCTTGTACTCAACCTCAGCACCCATTCGCTGAATATCCAATGCAACTTCATTTTGTTTTACTTGCATTTTTGCTTCAGCTTCCATTTGGATTTGCTCCTTTTTGGCTGATGTAGCTGCTTGTTGAGATTGTGCATTAATTTCTGCTTGTTGAGCTGCTTGTTGGTCCTCACGTGCTCTTAAGTCTTCCTGTCTAAGTCGTCGCTTAAGTTTTAATACCTCGTTTGCAAGCTTAATGTTCTTGATTCCTCTAATTTCAATTGCATCCTCAAGGAATATCTGCTCTCTTTGAAGTGAAATCTGAATATCTCGCTCTAGGGCATCTTTTTGTTCTTGATCTGGCTCAAGGTCGATAGATATACCAAAATCATGTAGATATAAATTCTTAATGTCTTCAAGGATTGCGATGTTGTATTTGCCTATTTGCATAGCAAACTGTTCTTTAAAGCTCGCGTATTCAAGTATGTCAGCAATCCTTAATGAAAGACATAATGCCAATCTTCGAACTGTCATTAGTCTACCGTCAAGTACATGCTTGGTAGCGGTATTACTGTTTAATGCGGCAAGCTTCTGAAGTCCAACCAATGAATCCTCATTTGGCATTGACCCATCACGCGCTTCATTAAGACCAGTCACATCGCGAATCATGTTCAAGTTAAAGTCGTATGAGGCGATAAGACCTTGTATCTTACTTTGTCCTCCGCTACTATTTAATTCTTGAATTGGTACGCGTCCGTTATTAAATCCACCTTCTTCAGTGTAAGATCTACCAACTACCGATCCAGTCTGAAAATATAACTTTAATGCGTCCTCTGGATTGTATGCAGCTCCGCTTCCTAAATCGACTTCATTAATACCGTCAGCATCAATAAATACACCGTCAGGAACAATTCTAGCTTTAATTTGTTGTAGCTTCAAGTGATCCAATTGGATACTATCGGCAAAAGGAATCATTCTCTTAACTAAAGAGTCGATATTTCCTTTGTACATTCTTGGTGCAAATCCGATAAAGTTTGGAAGAGGTCGATTAGATGGGGATTTAGGTCGCACCATATTGGTAGACATCTCCCACTTAAGGATTTCATTTGTACCTGCAACCATGATCCCAGTATACCAAACTGGCTTCAATATATCAATAACTTCAAAGTTTTCGTTTTCCTCTGGTGAGAAACTTGAGTCCTTCTTGATTATTTTATTTCCTCCAATCTTAGTTTTCTTATTCTTGTAGACAAATCGCTTGTCCATAAGATAATTGAAATGAAGTAATGTAACGGTATCTTTCGAGAAGATATCATCTTGATACTTACTTATTTCTGGATATGCACTAAGCCATGATGTCCCATATACTCTTAACTCCGCTAATCGCTCTGAAGTCAAGTCTGGATTGATTTTTAATAGTTCTGTATAATGGACTGTATCAACCTTACCAAAATAGAAGCAATCAGAAAAGTCTGGCTTCTCTGTATAACTCCATACCATTTTAGCTGGATCTTCATACGTCACAACAACTCCATTTCCTTTCTGGAAGTCATGACTTACGAAAGATACTCCAATCTCTACTTGATCTTTGTCGATCTGAGACTGTATAAGTTTGAAGTCATTTAATTCAAGTACGGTGTCAAGAGCGATTTCTTCTGCAATTTCAATGGACGGCTTATATTTAAGCTCCATATATAGCGACATCTCATCATCGCTTTGAGGCAATTCTTTTGGATCTACATTAAATGCATTTATGCCGAATTGCTGTTGAGTTTGATCC